TCGGCGTCGTCACGCAGCACATCGATACGTCGAACGCGGAACATCAGCGCGGCGTGAAGATCACCGACATCGCGGCGGGCCGATACAAGGCGGTGGGATCGCAGCACGCCCCTCTTTCCGCGCAGGACCGCAGCACGATTCAGGACCAGCTCGATCAGATTTACGGAACCTTCGTGGACACGGTCGCCCGCAATCGCGGCGTGGATGTGGACGCCGTTCTGAATCGGATGGCCGATGGCCGCGTCTTCATCGGCCAGAAAGCGATGGACGCGGGATTGGTGGACGGGAAGACCACGCTCCCTCAGCTCATCCAGCGCATGAAGTCTCAGAAAGGCGGCGGCGCGGTTGCTGGCGTCTCCCAACCCACCACTCCACAGAAAGGAAAACTCAGTATGGAAAACGAAACCATCACCAGCGCCCAACTGGAAGCCGCGAGAACCGCCGCTCACAGCGAGGGTCTGGCGACAGGCCGCACGGAGGGCGCGACGGCGGAACGCGAGCGCATTCGGGCGGTCGAAGCGGCACTCCTGCCCGGTCACGAAAAGCTCATCGCAGCTCTGAAGTTCGACGGCAAGACCAGCGGCCCCGAAGCGGCGGCGCAGATCGTGGCGGCGGAAAAGGAACTCCGCGCCCGGACGCTCTCCAATATCCACGCGGAAGCTCCTGCCCCAGTGCCGGCATCCGCTCCCGATGCGAAGGCGGAAGCCGAGCGCAGCGGGCAGGCCGACCAGACCGCAAAGAACGGCGTCAACTCCGCCGAGGTCGCATTGAAGGCCCGCGAGCTCGTCCGCACCGAAGCCGCTGCGGGGCGTCGGATCACCTACGCTGCAGCCGTAAAGAAAGTCATCACCGCCGCGAAGTAGTGAGCGCGGACTTCAAACGAAAGGAACTCAGCGAAAGTGGCGAATCCAGGCTTTGCAAAGAACTTCAACGCGGTGGCGGCAATCCCGGCCTATTCCATCGTCAAGCCCTCGGGCGTGAACGATGGCGAGGTCGTGCCCGCAGCGGCGGCCAACGACCCCATCCTCGGCGTTTCGCAGAACGTGGATGTGCTCCAGGGGCAGCCCGTCGATGTCGTTCTGGGCGACAGCGCCAACGTGAAACTCGGGGGCGCAGTCGCATTTGGCGATCCCATCACCAGCGATGCGAACGGATGCGGCGTGAAAGCGGCTCCGGTAGCGGGCCAGAATGCGCGGCTCGTCGGCTTCGCGCTCACGTCCGGTGTCGCGGGGGACATTATCCCCGTCGATATCGAACTCGGAGTAATGCACGGTTAGCCCGCCCCGGCGTAACGGCGCGTTCCGACGACTTCAGCAGGAGAGGAAGGAAACACAGATGGCTCAGGAAAACATCGTTACCAGCCCGGCATTGTTTGTAGCGCAGCCGGTGCTGACCGCAATCGCCATCGCTTACGCGAATGAGCGCATGATTGCGGACGCGGTTCTGCCCCGCGTTCCGGTTTCGCGGGCGGACTTCAAGTACACCGTGTACGACAAGCGCGACACGTTCACCATTCCGGACACGAAGGTGGGGCGCACGTCGCGGCCCAACGAAGTGGACTGGCATGCGACCGAGCAGACCGCGTCCGTGCGGCCCTACGGCCTCGAGGAGCCGATCCCGCAGGAGGACATCGACCTCGCGGCGGGGACTCCGGTTGACCCCGAGGCGCAGGCGACCGAGCAGTTGACGGACCTCATCGTGTTGGACCGCGAGCAGCGCGTTGCCAGCATGGTCTTCGCGCCCGCCAGCTACGCCGCGAACAACATCACCACGTGCACCCCGGATACGCAGTGGTCCAACCCGGCTTTTGATCCGACGCCTGCCATCACCGACGCGATGGATTCCATGCTCGTGCGCCCGAACACGCTGGTGCTCGGACGCCGCACCGCGACCTGGCTCCGCCGCAATCCCAACATCGTCAAGGCATACAACCAGACGATGGGCGACAAGGGGAAAGTGCCGATGACCTTCCTCTCGGAACTCTTCGAAGTTCCGCAGATCCTCGTAGGGGAATCGTGGATCAACATCGCCAAAAAGGGCCAGCCCGCGAACATGCAGCGTCTCTGGGGCGGTCACGCGGCGCTCATGTACATCAACCCCGTCAGCCAGAACACGAAGAGCATGACCTTCGGCGTGACGGCGCAATGGGGCGAGCGCATCGCCGGAACGCGGCCGGACCCGGACATCGGTCTGAAGGGCGGCACGCGCGTTCGCGTGGGTGAGGAAGTGAAGGAACTCATCCTGGCGAACGACCTCGGCTACTTCTTCCAGAACGCGGTGGCCAACTAACTCGGGATAACCCGCAAAGGGGCTGAGTAGTCCGCCACGGCGAGCGAAAGGCCCCGACACAATCCGGTGAGGAAAGCGCATGGCAAAACACAGGGTGAACTGGCATCTCGCAGCAAAAGAGAAGGATTACCGCGCCGGGGATGTCATCGTGATGGATGCGAAGGAAGCCGCCCCCTACATCGGCTTCGGAGTCCTTACGCCGATCGCTGAAGACGAAGAGGTGGCTGAGGTCGAGGATTTGAGCGCGGCGCAGTTGCGCAGCATGACCAAAGACCAGATCGCGGCTTACGCAAAGGCGCGGTTTGGAGTGGAACTCAAACCCGCCGAATCCACCAAGGATGCGTTGCTCGCGGCAGTCGCCGTCTGCGCGGCGGACGCAGCCCAGGCGGGCAAATAAGTGGCAGCCGTTGACGATATCCGCACCATGCTGGCGACATCTTCCGATGTCTTCAGCGCGGGCGCAGTGTCGTCTCCCTGCTTCTTTTCGACCTATGACGACACCGTGACCACCGATAACTTCGGCGGCGCACAGCAGACCGTGAGGCGGTCGGATGCTCTCGTCGCAACGGCGGACTTCCCGAACCTGAAGGAAGACGACCCGGTAACCGTGAACGGGACGCCCTACAAGGTTCTGGACACGCGGCTGATTCAGGACGGCTAGATGATCCTCGTCAATCTTCAGAAAGCGGCGCAGTAATGGCGGACTCCATCGCGCAGCAGTTCATCGGGAAAGTTGTGGCAACGCTGACGGGCGCGGCCCCGCAGGGCGTGAACGTCCGCAAAGGGCGCAAGGCCCCGACCAATGAATCCATGCTCCCGATGGTCCAGGTGTACTGGCACGTTGAACAGGTGAAGGGTGTAGGCAATCCACTCCGCCCGATGTTGCTCTCCCGCACCATGATGCTCGAAATCAAGGTCACAGTGAGCGGGGATGACAATGCCTTTGATGCCGAGCGCCAGTGGATCATCGCCGCGATGTGGAACGCGGGGAACTTCAGCAGGTTGGTAAAGAACGTGACGGAGGCGGAGACGGTTCCGTACCTCGAGGATTCATCGGTGAATGACCAGATCGTCGCCGCTGCCATTCGCTACGCGGTGGAGTACACGACCCTGCCGGGCGATATCACGGCGGGCAACTAACAGCAATCAGAAAGAAAGGCCAGGTACATCGATGCCAGTGAATGCCGATCCAAGCCAACTGTTACTGGGACGCGGAAAAATCTACTTCGATCGCTTCGACGCGAACGGCCAGCCCACCGGCCTGCGGTTCCTGGGCGAAGCCGACAAGCTGGAGGTCAATCCGAGTGCAACCACCAAGGACTATTTCACGATGTCCAAGGCGGCGAGCACAAAGATGGCCCAAAACATCACGCAGCAGACCCACGAAATCGACATCCAGCTGCGCGAATACCAGCCCGCGAATCTGGCGATTGCCCTTCTGGGCGATTCCGTAGTGCTGGCGCAGGTGCAGACCGTGATCGCTGCGGGCGGCGAGCAGCTTTCCGCGAAAGCGATTCCCGGATGCATCTATCAGACGGCCCTCCGCAACATCTCCGCCGTCTCTGCGGAATCGGGCGCCACGCCGCTGGTGGCTGGGACCGACTTCGAAGTATTGGACGCGACCCTCGGACTCATTCACGTCCTGCCAGGAACGCAGATTCTGGACGGCACCAAGCCGCTCTCCGTCGGATACACGGCGGCGGCGATCAACGGCGGAACGCAGATCCAGGGCGGAACCGAAAGCAAGATCGAAGGCAAGCTCGTTTTCGTCGGCGACCCGGCGAACGGCCCGGCCTACGATGCCGAAGTTTGGCGCGTTCGCTTCCAGCCCTCCGGCGCTCTCGCTCTCATCACAGACGATTACTCGCAGATCCCGCTCAAGGGCGAAGCGATGGACGACTCCGCGAATCATCCGGCGCAGCCCCTCTATCGCCTCACGCTGCGTCAGTAATCGGCGCGCCAACCCGAAGGGCCGGGGAGTGTCCCGGCCATCCACAGGAAAGAGATGACATGGAAACAGTTGTGATCGGCGGGCGCGTTCTGGTTCCCATCGGAGAGGCGACAGCACGGCACGATGCCTTCGTGATGCGGCAGATCGCCGCCTGTGGCCTCAACGTCGCGGCGGAGCAAAAGGCGGAGGAAACCGAGGAGCAGTTCATGTACCGCCTGTATCTGACGGCGGTAAAGAACGGCGACGTCTTCGCGCTTCTCGGCGCGTTGCTCGTGCCCGAGGGAACCGAGCCGCTGAAGTGGTCCCCCGAGCTGGCGAAACAGACCGGCGAATTTCTCGCGAACCTCACCGATCCGGCGGACAAGGCGAAGCTGCGGACGCTCGTCGCATCCGCGTTGCTCCCTTTTTTCGTCGGCGGGCGCAGACCATCAAGGACTTCCCGGAAATCTTCGATGCCGCACTCGGCGGGAAGCGGTCGGCCCCATACAGAGCGCGCGGATGGTGCGAGTACGGCGGCTGGGGATTGATGATCCGTGAGGTCGCAGGCTGGGATCACGATGAAATCCAGCGCGTGCTCGATTGGCCGCTGCGGGAGCTTTGTCTCGCGTATCTGGCGCGGCTCAAAGCGGACGCCCTGCGCACATACGAGACCGCGTTGCTCGTCTGGGCCTCGAGAACCGCATTCGGCGGCAAGACGAAGCCGCCCGAGCTGCCCGGCATCCTGAAGGAGCGATAAGTGCCAGCCCCGGAAATCAACGTACGGCTCAGCGCGGATGGCGTGCAGGATGTGGTGAACGCCTTCCGCCGCGTCCAGCAGGAATCGCGGGCC